CATAATACCAGCTGAAGCAGAACTAGCAGCTGCCATGAAACGATCAGGATCATCAGCATCGCCAAGGGCCAAAGTAGTACTTGAGGCTAAGGCGTCATGCCAAATCTTAAAATCGATCACGCGAGCGTCAGCAGGCATCTTAAACAACTGAATAGTTGATGGATCTGCCAATGCAGACGCTTCATATGTATCGTACATTACTCGAACACGACCGTGAGCATCCCTCGGGAGGATATGATCAACAGGCGTAGTCGTTATTTTGGTGTAATTTACACCAGTAACTGTAGCCATTAGATTATCTCCTTAAGATTATGGTTCGTCACATTTGATCTCGATCATTTTCTCTTCTTCCATTCGGACAGCGCCGAAAGAAGCAGCAGAATAAACCTGAGTCGAGTTTCGTTTGTCGCGTCTAGGACCAATTTCAGCCTGAATTTCTGAACCCATAGCAAGCAGCATGCCTGAATGAACCCAGCAAGGCAGACGTCGATGACTAGAGCCATCTAGTAATAGTCGCTCACACTCGATGAATTTGAATCCCATGTAGTATGGAACTTCACCGTGTACAAGCGCCTTGATCTCACTAGTATCAACATTTTGAATTAGTGAGTTGGCCAACAAATCAGTCATTTGAATAGCTGAAATGGCAATATAGCGAGGTTCTGATTTGTCATTTTGTGCTGCGATCAGCTTTTGACGAGCGTTTCGTAGTTTATCAATGATCAGACCAGTCGTCGCGGAACCAGTTTCAGCGTAGTTCACTGCGATTTGTTGTCCAGCCGGAAATGTAGTACTCGTTGATCCGGTCTTTCCAGTGTACGCCGTACCGAACATATTTTCGATAATGACGTCATCTAGAGAACGACCTAGAGCAAATGCTGCATTCTGTGCATACGGAGAAGTCGGGTCAATAAGCAATCGGATACGATCCTTGCGGTCGATCAGATCAGCCCAATCGAAATCTCTTAAATGGCAGCGTCTTCGATCGTGAGGAGTTTCAATCAACGGTGTATCTGCATGTCGAGTAAGAACTTCAACTGCAGCCGTTGCTCCAATACGATCGTAGAACTGGAATTCAGCATTCTGAGTCTCATTCCGCACGTACGGGCGCATGACAGAACCCTTCTGTTGAAGAAGGAATTCTACATTTGCTCTGTACTGTTGTACAAACGCGGTAGTTATCTGATTAGACATCAGTCAATCCTCAGAAAGTGTTAATAATAGATGCTAAATCGCTTGAGCTACCCGACAGCGGACCCTTGCTTCCCCTTTTACATCCGAGGCATAAGATGACGGACCATTACTTAATAGCTACCCGGTTTTGGTTTCTTTTTCTTTTTCTTTTTAGGCATCACTTTTTCTTTTTAGTTAAACCTCTTTGTTTAGCTTCTTTTAAAACTCTTTTTGCAAAGTTTCCTTTACTTTTAGATCTTGTTTTTTTTAACTTTTGTTTTTCCCAATCAGTTAAGGATTTCTTCTCAGATTTATTTTTTTCAGTTGCCCATTTTCCATAATTTTCAGCATATACTTTCAGCTTAGGGGCCTCTTTTTTGATATTTTCTTTAACTGATTTACTAAACTTTTTCCGTTTTATATCTCTCAGTAAGATTTTACGTTTGTTAGAATCTTTAATTGGCATTATTCCTCCGTAGGCGGATATGCGAAATCATGCAGAGCAGTCATTCGTTTAATAGCTTCTTCATGAGTAGGACCTGATCCATGATACGCTTCCATAAATTGAGAGTTGCCATGTAATTGAGCAATCTCATTTTTAGCTTGGTCAGGAGTAAGAACCGACGTACCCTGACGCCCTGCTCTTCCTTGTGATCCTTTTTCTAATAGTTGTGACCCAATTTTAGCAGCAAATTTAATCATCTCAGGATGGTTACCTAAACGACTATCATTTAAATAATCTTTTAATCCGTCACTGCCGAATTCTTCAACTGCTGCTTTAGCTGCTTCTAACTGGTCTGTATAAGCAAGACCAAATTCTTGTCGTATCTCGGTGTCCCACGCTTTTTCTGTTGCTTCAGTATTCTTACCATTTTGATCAGTACTCTGTGTGACAAACTCGTTATAAGACTTATACATGTCACCGGCTTGTTTTTGACTCAGTCCAGCATCATGCATCGATTTCCTGAAGAACTTCTCCATAGGTTCATTCTTCTGCATTCCTTCAGGAAGTGAAGTCTCATCGAATGCGTATCCTTTACCTTCTTCACCTATTGGTCTTCCAACAGAATCATAAAACCGTGACCATTCAGAAGGATCTGCTTCTGCTACAGGCATAGGCAATCTCTGCTGGCCTACCATCTCCTGGGCAGAAATATAAGATTTAGCCATACTATTTATATCGCCAATATCTTGTAATGCCGAATGGTCCTTAAATTCAGGTGATAAATGCTCCTTAAAATTAAATGATCCCTCTGTAATTGCGGTTGTTGGTTCTGCTACTTCTGCTGAAGCACCGCCGTCATCAATTGCCATAAGTAATCTCCTGTTCAATTTCTTCCATTAGTTTATGAAAGTAACTGGCGTCCTTATTAATAAACTTGATTAATGATAAAACGACAGCTCTCCTGCCGTCTCTGTTTGCTGTCTCACAGCATGTCTGTCCTGTATTATATACTGGATCTATGACATATTGTGATTTAATTAGATGCTTTAAAACTCGTTTACCAGAAACTGTACTAAATACGGCCTGGCAATCATCATGTACTTCTGATCTTTTTTCTAATATTTTTCGCATTTATAGGTATACAGGATAAGGTTGTTCTATCAGGTTGAAAGTTCATAACTTCATCGACTTTAACATTACATTCTTCTCTACTAGCAAAGGTACCTAATACATCTATTTGTTGAACATGATATGGTTGAGAAAATATAATAAACAGCAATACCCACATTACTGGTTAGCGGCGCCCTGCATCAAACTTTGCGCCTTCGCTACGTCGACTCCACCAGAAGCCGCTCTTTCCATATCTTGTTTCTGCATCTCTTGTTCTTGAGCTTGCATCCTGGCTTGTCTTACTTTTTTAACTTGTTCCTTAGTTTCAAGTATTGTTTCAGGAGCATCTAGTAAATCATGAGCCCATTCAAAATATCGATCTCCATTAAAATTATCTGCCATTTCAGGTTTAATATTAATAAGAGGTACGAATGCTTCGAGTAATCTAGTAACATTCTGTAATTGGGTAGCTCTCTGGGCCCTTGCAACAGGAGAAGAATATTCTATATCTATACCTCGTCCAGAAAGACTTCCAGGTAATTTAGGAATCAGTTTCTGTCGATTAGCAATATGGTAAGTCCTACGGATCATTGGTGCTAAGAATTCAACTTGCATCCTGCCTGTCATCGGAGCAATATTCCTCATCTTTTCTTCTTGTCGAGTCATAACTTCTGTTGCAGTCATTTCAGGACCTTCTTCTTTCATACGCATAACATCTATATGGAATACTCTCATAATATGTTCATGGCGATGTTTTAATAAGTCAAACCCAATATCAAGACGGCCAGCGACTGGAAGTGGTTCGATTCGATCTTGTGAACCTGACCTATAGAAGTTAATGCCCGCGGGTGTTGTTCTAATGGGGAGGAGAAATCCATCATCAGGAACCATCAGCGGCGGATCAGTAACTTTCTGTCCGGACTTAATAATAGTCTTCATCATTTCGTTGACCATCTTAATATCGGGCAGCGCAGTGGACCCCGGCCCACGTCCGTAAATCTCTTCTGCAGTTTTCTGCCAACGAGGAACTACGTACGGAAAAACGTCATAACCAGATTCTTCAAGGATTGCTTTTTCGCTTCCCAAGAAGATGAAAACAGAAACATATTCTTTGTTAGTACTTTTAACAGAATCAGGTAAGAATTCGTCGTTTGGTTCGACTGCATGGAGACATTCGTGTTCTTCATATGGTTTCTTTTTGAAGACTTCAATTTGTTCTTTTGAAAAGACATCCGCGTATTTCTCCATTATTTGCCGCGCTGTCATTAAGTATGTTCTATAAACTGTATTTACTTTTCCATCCATACCTTCTGCAATATAACAGTTGCCTAAATGAAAAGTCTGGAAATTAATTCCAGTAGATAAATCTTCTATCATCATTACTGATGTTCCGAATGCACCTATATCTAAATATAATTCGTGTGATTGTGGTGTAAAATTTGTGTGAGGTGAATTGAATACATGGTCATATAAAATGTTTTCTACTTTTTCTAAGTATTCTCTAGAACTTTTCTGTTTATCTAATTCAGGATCAGACATTTTTAATTTAAACCAACGCTGTGTCGGTGATGTCAAAAATCCTGCAAGCCCTGCAGCTAATTGTTCATTGGCCCATGGTCCTGTGCCATCATAAATTAAATCATGGCGTGGAGTTCCTTTAGCCCGCGTAACAGTAAAATCCCCCCTGTTAGGAAGAATGTATTGAGTAATATCATTCCACACACCTTCCCAATTAGATCTTAACGTTTTTAACTGCTCGTAACGGCCGGTATAAATATCAATCTTGTCCCGATCGCTTGTACTAAGCATGTTATACTCCTCCGAGTTTTGTTCTCATAATGTTTGCTTCTTCCCCCATTAATTTCCCTTCACGCGATGACTTGGTCAAAACAGTTCTAGCCCGGGTCTCTCGTTGAGCTTGTGTCAATTTATATTTTTCACGAGAAGCTGCAATTGCTGGATCCTCTTTATCTGCCGAAGGTGCTGGAGGGGGTGGAGGCAGAGGAGGAGGTGTCGGTATTGAAGGTGATCCGCCCATAATTATAGTCCTATAATGTTGTATTCATGCTCAGCATGTGTTGGTAATGGCTCTCTCTTCATTGTTTCTCTACGAACAGAGAGAGCAAGGTATCGTAAAGCGTCCATAAAATCAGAAGTCCAGTCATGAAAAGGGCGATCATGAAAACAACGTTTCTTATCGTCCCACTCTTTTCTATACTGTCGAGCCGCCTCAATAAGATGCTCCGTATTTCGGTCTTCATTCCAGTATATCCTCGACATTATTGATCTGACTGCTTCAATACCATCTTCAATGGATACTTTCGGGACCACCCTGTAGCGTAATCCCAGTGACTGTGCAGTTTCGAGACGCGTTCTACCCGTTGAGAGGTCCTTGGCCATGATGTC